GTGGCGGAGGTTCTGCTCAATGCGTTCGAGGCTCGCGGCCTCGCCTACGGCTCGCGACCGGAGTCGCGCGACGTCGTGCGGCGGCGCTGGTTCGATCGGGCGCTGGCGGGCACGGCGATCTATCTCGCTCTGGTGGATCGCGACCTGTCTCGGGGCCGCATGCTCCAGGCTCGCGCACGGCTGGAGACGGCCCGCAATGAGCTGTCGATCGCGATCGCGAACTTGAAGGCGATCGAACGGCGGCGAGTCCTGTGAGCGCTCGGCCGTTCCGGTTCATCGTCTGTAGCTCGTGTGGGCGGCTCTTCGATTTCTCGCCGTCGGGTCGTCGGGAGTGCTCGCTGCATCAGCGCGAATGCGTGGGGGAGCCCTCCTGATGCTCGATTTCACCGGTATCCAGGGCCTCGCGCTCGGCTTCGCCATCGTCGGCATGGTCGCCCTCGGCATGATCGCGGGGCGGCGCTGAGATGGCCGAACTCGCACTCCAAGTCGTCACCGTCGCGGTTATCGCGTCGGTGCTCCAGATCGTGAAGCTCGCCCTGTGGTGAGCGTCGCGATCTTCATCGCCGGAGCCGCCTTCCTGGTGGGTCTGGCCCTAGCAGCGGGAGGGAGGGATTAGCACAACCAATCCGTGGGACGACTTCGTGACCGCGATCGGGTCCGCCGTGACCGGGAACGAGGGCGCGCTCTGGGCGGTCGGCGGCGCGGTGGCGGTCATCGCCATCATCGTCGGCGTGGTCCGGTTCGGCCTCGGCCGGATCAAGAAGCTCGGCTGAGCTTCGCGAGCGTCGCGTAACGAGTCCCCTCGTGCCGGGGGGAGTACAAATACCGGCCGTCCGGGTTCGGAGCCCCGGTGGGCTCGCTGGCGTTGTAGGCCAGAGGTGGATGGTTCGACTCCGTCGCCCGGCACGTGTATGCCGCGCTGATGGGGATGAAGGCCGCTGCGGCCGCTACGGCGGTCGCAGCGGCCTTCGCCCTGCCGGCGGGCACCGGGCCGCTCGCGGGCGTAGCAGCACCGCCGCCGTACCCGCCCCCGGCCACGGGCTCCGCGGTATCTATCGCCGCCCTGCCGAGCCCGCTGTCGACGACGCACTGGAGCTCGCCGAGCCTCACGGACGGCCTTGACCAGGATCGCAGCCTGCTCGGCTGGGACGTGCCCCAGGCCTACGGCGTGCAGACGGTCGTGCAGACGTTCGGCTCGCCGGCGAACTCGTCGCAACCGGCCGGCACCGTGCTGATCTTCCCGATGATCCCGGAGCACTCCAGCGCGCAGAGCGCCTGGCTGTTCTCGCAGCCTTGGGGCGTCGTGTTCAACGGGCTCTCGTCCGGTAAGAAGTACCGGATCGACTTCACCGAGACGGTGGTCTGCGCCACGACGGCCGATGCGTCGGTGACCGTCTCGTCCTCGATCTCGTCGTATGTCCAGTTCAGTGCTGGGCTCGACTTCGGGGGCGCGTTGACCGGCTCGGGCGTGCTGCAGCGCTCCTCCGTCGTCGGCTGCGACTCGACGTATCGGTTCCTTGTCAGCGATACCGTGGTCTTCACCGGGTACGCGGATAGCGGTTCTCCGGAGCCTGCGGCCACCCTTAAGTGGCTGCCGAGCCTGTGGGGTCAGCAGGGCTCTAGCCACGGTTACCCGCAGATGAGCGCGACGCCGGGTGTCGACCCGGATACCGTGTGCCAGCCGCCCGACCCCGGCAACGTCCTGTCCTGGCTCGGCGACGTCGGGAAGCTCATGCGATGCCTGTTCATCCCGACCCCGGCGAACTGGACGCAGGCCGTCGCCCAGGACACGGGCGAGCAGTCCTGGGCGTCGGCAACCGCGTCGATCGCGGAGGCCTACGAGTCCAGCGCGTGCGGGGCCATGACGCCCTCGATCCCGCTCGGCCCGGTCACGATCCCGCCGTTGTCGTCGTGCTCGATCCCGCCGCTGCCGACGATCGTCACCGGGTTCCTCACGGCGCTGGCGATGTTCATCACGCTCGCGGTGTGTGGCGATCTGGTCGTCTGGGGCCTCATCGGGGTTCGGCCGCTGCGGCTCATCCTCAACACGTTTGCCAGAGAGAAGGACCCCCAGGGATGAAACGGATCGTCGAGGTACCTCGGTGGGTGTTCGTCATGATCGTCATCGACAGCTCGCTGTCGTCGCTCGTGTTCTCCACGATGCTCATCGCGATCTTCACCGATCCTGGGGCGCTGTGGCGATGAGCGACTTCCGGCGCTCGTTCGTGCGCGGCCTCGGGTGGAAGATCGCCGGCGTCGTGATCGCGGCTGCAGCGGCACTCGGCGGTGCCCTGCTCACGGGGGTGCTGCGCTCGTGATCGTCGATGCGTTTATGTCGATGTTCTTCGATCTGGTCGGCGCCGTCCTCGGCGCGATCCCAGGCATGTCGGACCCGCCGGCCAACGTCGTGTCGACGTTGACGTCGTTCGCCGGCTACTTCGGGTCCTGGTCTAACTGGTTCTTCGGCGCCGATGGCGCGACGACGATCGCGGGCATGCTCGGTACCGAGTTCGCGGCAGCCGGTACTGCGGTCGTGCTCGTCGCGGCGCGGCTCATGTTCCTGAAGGTGCTGCTCGCGATCATCCTCGGGCTGCTGAAGTGATCCGCGCGGTGATCGGCCCGAACGGTGCCGGCAAGACGGCCTATGCGCTGCGGTTCGCCCTCGCGCTCGCCAAGAAGCATGGGGTCCCGGTCTACACGAACGTCGCTGGCGTGCCCGGCACCGTGTTCCTCGATGGGACCGACTTCACGCAGCTGCGGGGCCTGCGGCACTGCGTGGTGGTCCTCGATGAGATCCTCGCCGCGTTCGACTCGCGTGCGGCTATGAGCCTCCCGCGGCCGCTGCGGCTCTGGGTGACGACGCTGCGGCACTCGGACGTGGTGCTGCTGTGGACGTCGCCGACGTTCGAGCGCGCGGACGTCATGCTGCGCGAGGTCACGACGAGCGCCATCGCCTGTGTTCCGTTCATCGTCGGCAAGGCCAAGGGTCGACTTTGGCCGCGCACTCGCACGACGCGCTACGCGCGGTTGCGGGTGGTCGAGGGAGAGCTAGGCCGGCCGGGCCTGTTCTCCTGGCGGCTCGGCCGCACGGTCGCCAAGGGCCAGACGTTCGACACGTTCCACGACTTCGTAGGACTCGGGGGAGAGGCATGACCCAGCACCGGAATCCCTACATCGGCGACTTCGAGCGCGCCATGATGACCGAGCACTTCTACACCGTCAACGAGCTGCTCGCGATGGCGGACGAGTTCCCCAATCGCGAGAACGTCGAGCGTATCGTCGGCATGATCGCGCACCGCGGCTACGTCCTCCAGTGTGCGGGTCGGCTCGTGCTCCGCAAGCTCGCCGCCTAGGACGCGCCCGTGCAGCGGATCAGTCCCGCGACCGGTCCCGGTCGTGCTTCTGCAGCGCCTGGTACACCGCCGATCGGATCAGCCCGTGCAACGCCGCAAGGAGTAGCCCGATGACCCCCAGTGCGCCCACGATGATGCAGCCGATCAGCACCCACCCGTCCGATGTCACGCCCGAAGCGTACCCGCTGGCCGCCATGCTCCGGATGCCGTCCCGGACCGACTGCATCGCCGCCGCCAGCCTGATCCCCAAGACCCGTGAGCCGTGGGCGGGGGAGGAGGGTCCGATCTCGCACATCTCGATCGGTGCCGGCGTCGTCAAGCTCTGGGACCGCGATTACAACAAGTGGAACCGCCGCCTCGAGCGCGCCGAGCATGCGCGCCAGGCGCGGATCGACCAACTCGTCGCGGACGGGGATACTAGTTCGATGACGGCGGGACCGGCGACGCGCGGGCGGATCACGGGTTGGTCCGCCAAGTCCCGCAACGCCATGCGCGTGGCCTTCGCCAGCGCGGACTGGTCCCAGCTGTTCGACGGCTCCCGTGTCGCGGTGATGGTCACGTTGACACTCCCGCACGACTGGGTGCCGCTCGCGCCCACCGCGGCGGACTTCGCGAAGATCGTTGATCGGTTCCAGACGATGTGGGAGCGCGCCTGGGGGGAACGCCCCTCGGGCGGGTGGAAGTTCGAGACGCAGGGTCGCATCGCGTGCGTGCAGGGGACCTGCAACGCCGAGACGGCCCCGGAGGATGCCGGCCGGCATGACCCGCGGGCGCCGCACGTGCACATCATCACCGCACTGCCGGAGGGCGCTCCGAAGGGCCGCACGACGTCGATCGAGACGGGCCGCGCCGTCGAGGACTTCGCCGGGTGGCTCTCGGCGTCCTGGGTGCGCGCGTGCCGTAC